AGGTTCATTATTAGGCCCGATTGTGGGTGCAACAGTTGCCGGACCTCTTGGAAGAAGTCTTGGAATAACTGGTGGTCAAGGGAAAGCTCGCGGAAGAGTAGTTAAAAGATTAGAAGATCATGTTAAAAGTGCAGGACTTTTTGATTTTGGTTCACCAGGCGGTCTGAGAAAAAACATTAGAACTGCAGTTGGTGGTAAGGAAAACGTACCCACAGAACAAAATTATAATAAGTTAGTAGATAAAATTGGAACCAGTCAAGTTTTGAAACCATTATGGGCGGCTGGTATTGACCCCTCTGTTTTGGTCGCAGCTGGTAGTGGTAAACTTAAACCTCAGAAAGCTCTTAGTAGTTTTGCTGCTATTAATTCAGCTTTGTATGGTAGTGCAGGTGGCGATAAATATATGAAGGCTGTCGCTGTTCCTCAATTAGCTACAGGGGGTATTGTAACAAAACCCACGACTGCTGTTGTCGGTGAAGCCGGTCCCGAAATGGTTATACCACTTACAGAGCAAAGACAATCTAACGACAACATGATAAAAGAGTTAAAAGAACAAAATAAATTAATGAGAGAAATGATTAAGACCCAACAAGAAACTGGTAAAACAGAGGTTCGTTTGGATGGTAGAGTAATAGCTCAATCAACCGCAGAAAACTTTTATGACATAGGCAACGGAATGTAGAGAACATAAATGGCAACTACAAGAGTAATATTAGATACAAAAGGTAAAAACCTAATGCAGCTACTTACTGAAAATTTGGCAGCATTGGGTGATATTAATATGTCATTAGCTGCTTCAAATCAAATAGGCAGTTATGATAGTGCTCGCGGCGATGT